CCCATGTTACAGGCTCTAATAGCCGAGGGATAGAGCGAGTTAATGTCGATCGCACCAACCCAGTCGTGCATTCCTTTTTTGGGGAAAGCAACATAGGCACCTGCGGCTTGCGTGTCACCTTGATCATCTCTATTTCTCCTGTTAGGTACAATCAACCCAAGTTGATGTGCTTCGTTAATAATAGCTTGCTCGGTAACTGCTACAGCACCCATGGTGGTTTGTAACAACACGGTATTTTCATGTGCCAGTTCGTTGGCTAGATCCAGGAACTTTAGTTTCTTGTCCAGCTTGTTCAACAACATGGTATCCTGTCTGTTGTACACAATAAACTCCTTGAAGTCTTTGTTGTACAACTGATCCAGCGTACCTTCATATTGTGTTTTGCGCTCGTCTAGTTCGTATTCTGCAATGGCATCCAGACTGTAGCTGTGACGTTCTTCGTATGTGTATTTGCGATACAGTTGCATGTAGTCTAAGTGAACACGACCCACAAGATCAAACGTGAGTGTTTCTGCACCAAAGCGTTCAAACATGCGTTGCTTGGGAGTCTGTCCCCACAGGCACATCCTGCGTGTGTCATCTTTGCTGAGCACACGAGTGATACGCATTGTGGTATAGGGAATATCGAAGCCTTCCGAGTTCCATCCACTTAGGATATCTGCATCATCGATTAGGTCCAAGAAACTGTTTAAGAGATCTTCTTCACGTTCAAACAAAAAACAGTTTTCAAATTGATCACAGATCTCTTGCGCAGTTTCCCAACTCATGCTCTTGGGCGGAATGACCAAGGTAATAAGTTTTTCCATCCAGTCCAAGTACAACGAAATAGCAGTGATAGCATTAAAAGGATCTTCTGGTTTGCTGAATCCTCGTAGTGGATCAAAGTCCACCTCAATGTCGAAGAATGCTGTTTGTAGTCGAGGACTTGTGGAATTTAAATAGTTGCTTTCAAGACATCTGTGTATGGGATTGATGTCGCTTTCCCAGATGCGTTTGTTGCCGTTAACACGCAGTTCCTTTTGATACTCTTTGTTGTTGCGCGAGTGGAATCTGCTTACAGGTGTTCCATAGATTGTGCGGAACTTACCTCTAGGGTCATCATAGTAGAAAATGTATTCGGCTGGGTATTCTCTATACTCCCTCTTGCCGTTCACACGTTCTACCACGTGTATACGATCTTTTGCTCGATCGTAGAGAGCGTCTACATAACTCATATTTTCTCCTTTGTGCGACTTTGAGCTCACACACACTCTACCTGCCGTTTCATGTCCGGCGTGACAAAATTATTTATTGCATTAGCATTCTTGCTAAACCTATTGAGTCGATTGTGGTAAGCAGGATATAATTAGCCAGCATACCAAAGGAACCGCGACTATAAGCACACCCAGCATATATAGCACAACCGGTGATCCACACTGGATACATATAGAGTAAAGGTGGGGTTGGAACGGTGAGTGCCATAGTGATACTACAGCCAATACTAATAGCCCAAGCAAGGACCTCAAAACAAAAACGAATTCGATCGCTTTTGTAATCTTCCTTGATCCAGTTAGCGGTTCCACTTAATATTTCGGTCAAAGTGTCTTACCTACAGTTTCAAGGATGGTGTTCAGTTCCTCGTGATCTGCATTGTGTTTACCCAGTTCTGCTTTGTGTGCAATACGCACTGCCTTTTTTAGCACAGCTGGTTTGATTTCCATTTCTTCTGCAATGGCCTTGATTGTGTCATTGAGGCCTTCGGTTAGTGTTTCCACTTCCTGCATGACCTGCATGCCTTCATTGATAAGTTGAGTGAGCTTGGCTTTTTCTGCTGAGCCGAACATACGAGCTGACATAGTATCTCCTAATAAAAACAAATTGTACATTATACTTACATGTAACACAAGAGGTACGGCAAATTATTTTTTACCAAAGAATCCTTTTTTCTTTGGAGGTGGTGGCGCCGCCCTAGGCGGTTCCTTTGGCTTTACAACTTCAGGAACAGGCTGTAGCATTTTCTTAAACAGCAACACCACACGATCTCTTTCTCGTTCCGCAATGATCTGCACTGCCATGAGTTTGCCTTCATAGCTTTTGGCATCACTGAGCAGACCCTCAGCTACTTCTAGCTTTTTCTTCTTGGGCTTTAGAGCCTCCAGTTTCTTTTTAAATTCATCTTGTTCTTCAGTGCTCATATGGTTCCTTAACGTTTATAAATCTCGCAGTCAATGCCTCTTAGATTGTTGTACCAGGTATATCCAGGTGTGCCTTTGGGAATCAAACACCGACCCAGTTCGGGTCGCTGCTCCATGCGTATCTCTACAATGGCCCATACCAGCCAACACAGATAAAGCACAGCTAGAGAACTCAACCCCCAACATATTGCCTTGTACTTGATCTTTTTTATGCGTTTTCTTTTGGCACGAGCAGCTTCGGCAGTTCTTCTCATTTCTATTGCAATAACCACCGATTGCTCTTCGCCTACTACCTGCATCATTTCTTCTACTTCGGTCCATAATGCACCCAGTTCTGGTGGTGATTGATACACCATGATCTCACGCAGTTCTGCTCGCATTGCATCCAACTGTTTTCTAAGTAGCACACGCTGTAGGGCACGTTTGCCTATACTATCTTCACCGTGATAAACTTCATATTTGCTGCGGCGTTCTTCTTCTTCAAAGATTGCATAGCACTTGTAAAGGTTGTCAAAATACACGCCCAGCTGCTGTCCAATCTCTGTGTAGATATTAGATGTTTCGCCATCTTTTTTGTTTAGCTCAATTACACGATTTTTTTCTTGTATGTACTGATTTTTTTCAGCCACGCTGGGAGGCCTGTCGGGAGGGTGTGCTTTATTAAATTGGTCATCGAGATCCTTGAGTACGCCTTTAACGTCTCCTGCCGCGCCCTTGATATCTTTGTATAGTTTACAGCCTGCTTTTACAGCTGAGACTGCTCCGTTCGCAAGGGCAAACAGTGTTAGTGGATCCATTGCTCGTTGATTCCTGTTTCATTATTATTATTGATGGAATCATAGTGCTACTGATTTAGTTGAGGTTACACGGTATTTATCAGGAGCGAAGCTTTGCTAATCTTGCTGTTTTAAGCAGTTGGATATACATCCAGCCTATGTCAAATTCAAACCAACGCCTGCTTAGCCGTGGGTTAGCAGCGTCCAGATGATGATTATTGTGAAGCTCTTCGCCACCAACAATAATACCCCATGGACTAATATTTCTAGATTGATCTCGAGTTTGTCCATTACGATACCCCCACCAGTGTGCAACACCATTGATAACTCCTGCTGCCCAGAACGGAATCCAAATCATCTGTATACCCCATAGTACCAATCCCAAGATACCAAACAACCAAAGATTGATCAACAACATGATCATGATTCCTAGTCTGCTGTGTTTTGCATACACATTGCGTTCTATCCAGTCGTCTGGTGTGCCCATTCCGTACTGTACTAATGTTGCAGAGTCTTTGCTGGCAGCATGATACAATAGTGCACCGCCAAACAATACACGCCAGATACCAAACACATGAGGCGTATGTGGGTCGCCGGGTTGATCACTGTGAACATGATGCTTGCGATGTATGGCTACCCATTGCTTGGTAACCATGCCTGTTGTGAGCCATAGCCAAAAACGCATGAAGTGAGCTACTACAGGATGGAATGTTACTCCGCGGTGTGCTTGACTACGATGTAGGTATAGTGTAACACATACAATAGTGATATGGGTTACCACTAGAGTATATAAGAGTGGATTCATGCTAATATTTATTGAGGCAAACGAGCACGTATTATTTCAACGATAGACGGGGCAAGTACCACTTCATAATGGTTGTAATCAACATCAACCAATTCCATGTCTTTATGAGCACGTTGGCTGCTGAGTGTGACCACACCGTCGTTGGGTTCAATTATCCAGGGCGCCGATCCTTTAACAGTAACAATATTGGTCCACGGCCATGTTATAGCAATTTTATCAGCCTGTCTCATTGGCGCACTTCTTGGACCTATATCTTTAAGTAATCGACTGAAAAAGTAGAAATACTTGGCATAATCTGCTATCTCAGCACCACCATAGGGTGTGCTTAGTGTAACTGCACCCTGTACACGATCTCTATAGTAGTCTGCAATATGCAGTGCATAGATACCGCCTAGGCTGTGACATACAAAAAACATCTGTTCAATTGGTTCTAGTTGTTCAATCATGATTTCAAGATTGTTTTCGAACCCATTGCGACTGTCATATTCTAGCACAATGTCGTCACCGGGCATCTGTGATCTGATATAGTTGAAACTCTCGCCAGTTGCGCTGGCTCCGTGTATGTAGACTGTTTTCATTTCCAAATCACCATTTTAAATCTTTCTTTTGCTATACGAAAGTAGTTGCACTTCCAATCGCTTTGTGCAAAAAAGTCTAGGCCATGCCATTCTTCCTTGCGCTTGAGCAACTGTTGTGCAGCATCATCCCAGTCTATGCTGTTTAGTTTTGGTTGTACTGCTTCTTTGACTTCTGCTGCCTCGTTGTAGTCAAAGCAGTCGTATTCCCAGTGCAAGATTTCAAATGCATTGCCGTCACGATCAACCCAGTCCATGGAGAAGTCTAGCCCCCACTTGGGACGTATAGAACACAGCTGATGCACCCTGGGTAGGTCTGCGGCCCAGTAGCGTAGTTGTGCCAGTGCACCTTCACGGTAGCCTTTGCGTTCAAATAACAAACTGTGATTGAGTACAGCACCTTCGAGCTTTTCTTCTTGTGTGAACCAGTCCTGTTTTAGTGCAGTGCGATGACTACGGTGTGGCTTGGGTGTGCTTTCGTTTGCACCAGCAAATTCTTTTTCTAGGTCCGTAAGGTCGTAGCCGTTCTGGTCAAACAGTGCTAGATCATCCACAGTGGGTTTAAACACCAGTTTACCAATTGCATTGGTCCAGTATCCTTCTGGATTAAATTGATTCGTGGTAAGTGTAAGATCTCGCATGCAGGCTCCTATCGTGCCGCATTAAGTGTTAACTGGCAGGCGCAGTTACGTTCTTAATGTCTTTGATATCTGCTTTGGTTTCATGCAGTAGTTGAGTAGCGATATTAACATGGTGATGTAGTTCGTGCCACCAGTGCGCTATGTCATATATTTTTTTCATGACCCATGCCCACCAGATAACACAGGTTGCGGCTCCCCAGGTAACAAGTATTTTAACAACAAGATCCCAACCTGTAAAATTTTTACTTTCAAGTACAATGCCAGCTATCAGCACAATAACTACACTGACAATAGCATAGTATTGCCATACTCTACACTGGGTTAGAAATCGCGTGGAGCAGCTCATTTCAGCGTGGCTCTCAACATCCATGAATGCTTACGATGTGCATCCATGCGCTCTGCCAGGAAGTTGGCTAGGCCATCTTCTCCTGCGGCAGTGGCAATGTCGAAAGTCAACTTTAGTAGTTTGGTCATTTTGTCTGAATCAGACAATAGCTCTGACAGCATTGCTTCGGGTGGCAGTATTTGTGCTTCGTCGTCAATTTGACTCAGCATGCTGAAACGACCATAACTTGCAGGAGTATATGCATTCAGCTTGCGTATGTTTTCCGCAAATGGGTCAATGCTTGCATATACTTCTTCGTAGATGTTTCCAAATAAATCGTGTAGCTCTGCAAAGTGTATACCTTCAACATTCCAGTGGAAGTTATGCGCCTTCAGATAAAAACTGAATTCACTTGCGAATGCTATCTTTAGGGCGTTAACTAATTTATCCATGATCTAGTATTTATGCTCACTTAATAGTTTCAGGGTAGCGAATCCTTCTCCTAGCGCAGCAGCCGCGCACACGGTCCTAAGGCTGTGTTACTTGGGTACGCAGTTGTTTACTCTAACTCCGCCCTTCATTTTTGTTTTGGGATTACCAATTTTTTTACCAGTCCAGCATTTTGGATCTAGTCTAACTTTTTCTTCTGTGAACTCATAACCATCTTCCATCATGGATAGCACTGCACGATCTACAGCTTCATCAATACTTTCTTTGGCCATGTAGTTGCTAGATGAACCACTTGCGCTGTAAGGACCACTGTCTATGGAACCAGAATGGCCTGTATCAGATGCAGGAGTTTTTTCTAGATAGTCAGGGTTTTTAGGTTTCACACGCTCAATACTAAAGTCATAGAATTTAATGCCTTTAGATTTTAAAAACTTTTCTAGTGCAGCTGATGCTTCACCTGGAGATTTAAAACTGTTTCCTAGATTAATGTCTTTTGTGACGGTATTACCATTGACTTTGAATGTAACATGAGCAACAATCTCAGGAAGGAAGTCTTCGCCTGAGCTTTGTGCATGAGCGCCGCCACCTAGTGCCATTGCACCTGCAAGAGCTGCACCGCCTAGTGCCGACTTCCAGCCTTCGTCTACACTTTTTTCTTTTTTCAGTTTCTCAGTTTCTCTGCGAGCCTTGTCGCTTAGGTTGGTTGCTCTGCCTCGGCCGCCTTTGTCTTTGCTAACCTTGCGCCAATCGGACTCATCTCTCCAGCTGGTGACTTCACCTTTTTCATTTTTGGTTTCTGTACGTTCTTCCGCCACACCTTGCTTCTTATAGTAGAAACTATGAACATCTGTTTCTGGATCATACTTGACAACTAAATCACCGACAGTAAATTCGTCACCGTGTTCTTCGACCATGTTAGCAAAGTTATTAACATCACCAA